CAACTTTGTCAAGACAGGCAAGTTAAGCATGAAAGACTTTGCTCGTGACACTATACAAAGTTTGATTGCAATTCAAATGAAAGCTGCTGCTTTGAGCTTTTTAAAAGGAGTTTTTGGTCTGCCTACCGCACCCGGAGGCTCAAATGATGGCTGGTTTAAAAATGTCTATCAAGCAACACCAAGAGCTACAGGTGGCCCTGTTAGTGCGGGTAGCCCGTACATGGTTGGTGAGCGTGGGCCTGAGTTGTTTATGCCTTCTGGATCAGGAACAATCATTCCAAACAACCAGATAAGCAACATGGGCGCTACTACCAACGTCACAAATTACAACATTAATGCCATTGACACCAAATCGTTTGAAGACAGGCTTTTAGGCAGTTCTAACGCGATTTGGGCGGCTAATCAGTATGCCAACAAGTCATTGGCAGTTAACAGGGGTCGTGCATGAGCTTCCAAACGATATTTGAGAATCAGGAGTCCATGACGGTGAACAACCGCCGCATGGTTGGTCAACAAGTTGCTAGGTCGGGCTTCATTACTGTGGCTCAGTACCTAACGGCTGTGCCTTGGGTGTTCACGGTCACGCCTAACAACTTTCTGTACTACCCGACAGCACGGGCAATCATTCAGGCGATTGACAACAAAGATCGTCAATTGCCAGAAGTCATTACTTTTAACAGTAGTTTGTTGTCGTGGTTTACGCAAAGGCTTGGTACGGCGACTGTTGCCACGTTAAACGGTACACCAACACCAAACACACAAACACTTGCCTTGACCTCTAACGGGACGTTTAAGGCTGGTGATTTCATCATGGTGGGTGGATACACCTACAAGATCACAGCAGACTCTGCTGGCGCTTCTGTAAGCATTCATCGACCTTTGATTGGAACGCCTAGCTCTGGTGCTACTGTGTCAATTGGCAACGCTTGCACTTTTAATGTTGTGGCTGAAGTCTGCCCGACATATACTCTTACACCAATGACAAACGGCGCTTTTGTCAATTGGGATCAACCGTTCGTTTTTCGGGAATACATCACATGACAACAATCAATGCTGTAAATAGCCCAAGCATTAGGCATGGTGAATTCGTCAAGATGACGATTGGTCGTGCGCTAACTGTTTACACGTTTTGCAATGCTCCAGCACCTATCACTGTGGGCGGTGTGACGTTTACAAACCTTGGTGCTTTGCTGTCTGTTGGCGATGTTCAGCGAGACATAAAAGCCACAAGCGATGACATGACGATTCAGTTGACGGGCATAAATCCAACAATGGTTGGCATCATTCTGAGTAGTGACATAAAAGGCTCATTGGTTGAAGTTTGGCGTGGATTCTTTGATTCAAACAATCAGATCATCACAACTCCAACAACGCAATTTTTTAAGCGTTACCAAGGCATCATCAACAACGTATCAATCAGTGAGAACTTTGATTCAGAGCAAAGAACTAGGGTTGCCACTTGTTCTGTGTCTTGTTCATCAATGAGGCGTGTGCTTGAGAATAGATTTTCTGGTGTCAGGACAAATCAAAACAACTGGCAATCTTTGTATCCATCCCTTCCATTGGACACATCAATGAATCGAGTTGCTGAAATTTCAAATCAATACTTTGACTTTGGCAAACCGCCAATAGTTCAAACTCAAGCAAGCGATTCTGGACCGGGTATTGGTTTTGATTCAAACACAGCATGATAAGACTAGCAACAAGATACGACATTCCAAGACTGTTGGAAATAGTTGAAGCATATGCTTACGAGAACCCAATTAAGGTTCTTGGCATAACTTCTAATCATTATCCAAGGCACGTTGAAGAACTGTTGTTTGGAATCATCAAAGGTCGTGGTTTTATCTTTATTGATGACCACATGACTGGAGCAATCATTGGCATCAAGCAAAACAACATTTGGTGTCCACAAGTAAAAGAGTTGCACGAACTGTTGTGGTGGGTTGAACCAGAACATAGGAACGGTTCTATTGGAGGTAGGCTTTGGAAGGCTTACGATGAAATTGCAAGTGTGATGCTAAAACAAGGTGAAGTTGATTGTGTGTTCACGTCAATTTCCGCATCAGGCCCATTAATTGATTACACCAAGCGAGGCTACAAAGCTGTTGGTGCAAGTTTTGTGAAGGAATAAAAATGGTTGGATCAATGGTTGCCGCATATTATGGTCTGCAAGGGTTTGCCGCTGCTGCTGCTACTTTTGCAGTTAATTATGCTGTATCAACAATTGTCACAAGAACTTTTGCAGACACACCAGAAGGACAGCAAGATAATGGCGTTCGTCAGCAAGTTCCACCAAGTTCGGCAAATGCTATCCCTATTGTTTATGGCAATGCGTACATGGGTGGTACGTTTATAGATGCGGTGTTAAGTACAGACCAAAAGACAATGTATTACGTTTTGGCTGTTTCTTCTATTAGCCCTAATGGTCAATTTACATTTGACATAGCCGATCTTGCTATGTATTACGGTGATCGAAAAATTACCTTTGATGCAGTAGACAGAACCAAGGTTGTTAGCTTGACTGATGAAGCAAGCCCGCCTAATGTTGACTCTAAAATTTCTGGCAATTTATACATTAACTTGTATCGGTCAAGTTCTACAGGTGTCATTACCTCTGTGAACGGCGCTGCCGCACCAAGTACAGTAATGGGTGGTAGTGACATTGATGTTGCTTTGCGGTGGCCTTCCACTGGTCGTCAAATGAATGGCTTGGCTTTTGCTATTGTGAAGTTGGTCTATAACCGTGATGCAGACACAACACAGCTTTCGCCAATTACATTTAAAGTGGCTCACACTCTTTACGGAACAGGCGTAGCTAAACCGGGTGATGTTTGGTATGACTACATGACCAGCACTGTTTATGGCGGTGCTGTTCCTGCATCTTTTATTGATACTGCAAGTGTTGCAACATTAAACACTTATTCAGAGCAGACAATTACCTTCAACACATATTCTGGCCCATCTTCTACACAGGCACGTTACCGCATCAATGGCGTTTTAGATGCTGGTGAAACAGTCTTGTCTAACGTGGACAAGATTATGTCGGCTTGCGATAGTTGGATGACCTACAACGCTGCTTTAGGTCAATGGTCAATTGTTGTTAACAAGGCTGAGACATCATCTTTTGCTTTTAACGACAACAACATCATTGGTGACATTCGCGTAAGCGCAACTGACATAACCTCAAGCATCAATCAAATTGAAGCAAGGTTCCCATTTAAAGAAAACAGGGATCAGCCAGCGTTTGTTAACCTTGCAACGCCTGACTTGTTGTTGTATCCAAATGAGCCAATTAACAAGTACACCATCACATATGACATGGTGAATGATTCTGTTCAAGCACAATACTTGGCAAATCGTTTGCTTGAGCAAGCCCGTGAAGATTTGATTGTTAGCTTCTCAACAACGTATTACGGAATTCAAGTTGATGCAGGTGACGTTGTAAGTCTGACCAACTCAAACTATGGATGGACGAACAAATTGTTCCGTGTCATCCGTGTCAATGAGGCATCATTGCCTGATGGTTCTCTTGGTGCAAAACTTGAATTGTCGGAATACAGTGCAGCGGTTTACGATGACCAAAACATAACTCAGTATGCGCCAATTGCTAACAGCGATTTGCCGAGCATCTTTTACTTTAGCTCTTTGTCTGCTCCTGTTGTTTCTTCAAGCAACCCGACAAATGCTATTCCCAACTTCAATGTTTCTGTTACAACGCCAGCGTCAGGCCGTTCAACGTACATCAGCCTGTATTACACAACTGCGCCGATCCCAACCATTTCAGATTTTGTGCTTATCAACACAATCAATCTTCCAAACGGTACTCCATTTTCTCCCTCAACAGCATATAGCTTTTTGAACTTGGTTTTGCCAACAGGTTCTTTAAGTTCAACTACATACTATTTCTCGTATGTAGTCGGCAATGAAAACAGTCAATCAGAAAGAAGCCCAATCAGTGCTGCTTTTGTTTGGAATCCTGTTACCAATCCTCAGAACTTCATTCCGGGCGACATGGATACGGGAACTGCCGCCAATGCAAACATTCAATTTGCTCAAAATGGCGTTGTAATTGCAACTTTAAAAAGTGCTTTTAACGTCAAAAAGATCAATGCTGATACAACATTGGTGAACATTGCAGCGCAAAACAATGTGGACGGTAACGTAACCATTTGGGGTCATTCATCTAACAACGCTGTTGGTTTGGGTAACGGCGTATCGGGCTCACACACAACAGCAAATAGCAATTCGACATGGCAACGTCTTGGTGCTTTAGGTTCTGGTGTTGCAAACGCTGCTGTATGGGGTTTTACTTATGCAGACAATGCAAACAGTAAAGCGGCCCTTTTTGAAAGATTTACAGGCACAGACAGCAGCAACATTGGAACACTAGACAAATCTATCCAACTTGCAACAGCATCTTATTGTGCGTTTAGCCCTAGCGGTCAAGGCAAGATCTACATTGTTGATGGCAATGGCCCGTTTACCGGCTTCCACGAAGGTATGTTTGCTATTGATTCTCCAATTGAAGTGGGCGACATTGTGACTGATGTAAGCGTGTTCTATCGCGCAAACATCTCCAACGTGCTTTTTAATGTGGCGCGAAGCAATACGGCATCACAACCAAGGGTTCTTGGGGTTGTTAGTGCAATTGTTCCTGTTCAGACAAATACACCCGGCATTTTGTGGGAACCAGTGGAAACGTATGAAGAAAACAATCTTGGCCCAACAACAACAATGGAGCTTATCCCCGGCTATGATTTGGAGGAGCTTCAGACAACCTACAAAGTTGTTCAGGTAAACGCTGTTGGCGAAGGTCAAATTAACGTATGCGGTGAAAATGGCAACATTCAAGCTGGCGATTTAATCGTTGCATCTAGCATTCCCGGCAAAGGCATGAGGCAATTGGATGACATTGTTAGGTCAATCACAGTTGCCAAGGCAAGGGAATCCGTGAGCTTTTCAGAACCAACTGAGGTACAACTGATTGCTTGTATTTACCTTGGCGGGTAAAATAAACAAAAAACAAGACACTCGTAGCCCTGTGAGTACATAGGGAGCGTTACCACCTGAGTACAGGGAATTGAAATGCCAGTATTTTCTCAGAACGTCATCACCCAAGTTTCGGGCTTTGACTCGCCACTCATCACGGGTGAACTTGTCTACAATCAACAAACCTATTGGAATCTTGCGCTTAAAACAACCGCAACACTTCCAAGCACACCCATTGATTTGACAGGCGCAACAATCAGCGCACAAATTGTCAGGCGCACTGTCTCAAATCTTCAAGATACGCGAGGCGGTCTATCGTTTGATATTGGGAACTATGTGCCCACGCCCACCACAATCAATTTGACGATTGCCAATCGTGTCAATGCTGCTGGCACGTTTACGCTAATTCTTGATGATGCCGCATGGTCAATCATTGCTGGTGATCCTGAATTGCAAATTGATTTGAATGACCCTGTGTGTTTTAGTGGTCGAATCAAAATCAGCTTTGCAGCGTCAGGAGCAACACCACAGGATGATTTGATTATTTTCCTGATGTTCCTTGTCCGTTCTGATGGCATTACCAATATCTAAGGGGGCATCATGGGGCCAATCAATGTAGTCGTACAAGATGCAAACAATCTTGTCCTTGAAGTCACGCCAACGCCTGACACATCAATTACTTTGGATCGTGGTGTTGTAGGGCCAGCGGGAATAATTTGGAAAGGCAATTGGTCTAGTGCCACTTTGTACATTCCAAATGATGCTGTATTTAATTCGGCAAACAATTCTTCTTATATCTGCATTGCAGAAAATACAAATCAACAACCGCCAAATGCAACTTATTGGGATTTGTTGGTTACTGGTTTTGCTGGTGGCGATGTAGCAGGGCCAGCGTCATCCACAGACAACGCTGTTGTTCGTTTTGATGGAACTACAGGCAAGCTGATTCAGAACAGCAATGTCTTGATTGATGACAGTGGCAATTTGACATACTCCGCAGGAACAGCCAACGGCGTGGCCTACCTCAACGGCTCCAAAGTCCTGACCATTGGGTCTGCGCTGACGTTTGATGGGACGAATTTGGGGGTTGGGACGAGTTCGCCTAGTACGCCGCTTACTTTTGGAAAAGCCGTGTACGGCGGTGTTGGCTCTGAAGATTTTTACCGTATTAAATTGCAAGACCTCGGTGGAACTGCAAATGATGTAGGAATTGGACAGCCATCTTCCGGCTCAATGGGTTTTAACATTGACCCTTTTGGTTTTTACCAATGGAATGCAGGTACTGATGGCGAAATAATGCGCATTGACTCCTCCGGCAACCTCGGCTTGGGGGTTACTCCGAGTGCTTGGGGTGGAAGTTTTAAGGCTTTGGACTTTGGCTCAATTGGCTCCCTGACTACAAACGGCGCAGCCTCCATCATTGGAAGCAATCTGTTTGTTAATTCGGGAGGAAGTCTCATCTATAAAACAACGGCTGCTGCAAGCTATTTCCAGCAGCAAGCGGGTGCTTTTAGTTGGTACACCGCCCCCTCCGGCACAGCAGGTAACGCTATTAGCTTTACTCAGGCAATGACGCTGGATGCAAGTGGGAACCTTTTTACAAATAACGGGAAAATCGGCCCCAATGCAACGCAGCAGCACACTATGCCAGCGGTTGCATCTGACACATACACGCTTAATAACGCAACTCAAACACTCAGCAATAAGACGCTTAACGGCGTTATCTTGAACGATGGCTACACAGAAGAAGTGTTTGCCGTAACAGGTACAACTCCAGCTTTGTCGCCTACAAACGGTTCAATTCAAACTTGGACATTGACAGGAAATCGAACCCCGACTGCTGGCACATGGGCTGCTGGTCAATCCATGACATTAATGATTAATGATTCTGCGTCTGCTTTTACAGTGACTTGGACATCATTACCTGTGGTTTGGGTTGGAGGCTCTGCGCCTACATTGGCTCCTGCTGGCGGTAACACTGTGATTGTGCTGTGGAAAGTAGGAACAACTATCTATGGCGCATTGACTGGACAGGTGGCGTAATGTTGTCAGATAAGCTCCTTGGTGTAAGTCCAACGCCGCCTTCAGATTTTTACTACAACTACGTCACCATGTTGTTGCATGGTGACGGAACCAATGGCGCAAACAATAATACCTTTATTGATAGCAGTCCAAACAATTTAACAGTTTCACGTTTTGGCACTACAACTCAAGGAAGTTTAAGTCCTTACGGAAATTTGTGGAGCAACAACTTTAATGGTGCAACTGATTACCTCACGACTCCTGATTCTGTAAATTTTGATTTTGGAACAGGAAATTTTACTGTTGAGGCTTGGGTTTATCCAACTTCATTGGCTACTGCTTCTGGTGGGTCGATTGCTTCAGGACTTGGCCCAACAAACGGCGATTGGATGTTTGCTATGGAGGCGGCAAACATTCGATTTGGCAGAAATCAAGTAGCTTGGGATTTGGTTTCAAGTGGGTTTACGCCTACATTAAATAATTGGATTCATGTTGCTGCCAGCAGAAATGGCACGACTCTTAGATTGTTTGCCAATGGAATTCAAGTTGCATCTGCATCAAACACTCAGTCATATAATATTTCAGCAACCTTGGCTATTGGAGCAAGACAATTAACTACAGGAGCATCAACTCCCGGTGAATTTTGGTCTGGATACATATCAAACTTGCGTATTGTTAAAGGCACTGCTGTTTACACAAGTAATTTCACGCCACCAATAACGCCTCTTACTGCAATTTCAGGCACTTCTTTGTTGACTTGCCAAAGCAATCGTTTTCTTGATAGCAGCAGTAACAATGCTGCAATTTCAAACAATGGAAACGTGTATGTAAATAAATTTAGCCCATTTATTCCAACAAGTGTTTATGACCCTGCTGTAATTGGAGGAAGTATTTATTTTGAAGGAACTGGAAATTATTTAAGTCTAGCCAATAATGCTGTGCTTAATTTAGATACTGGCAATTTTACCATTGAGTGTTTTGTATTTCCTGTTAGCGGCAGTAGTTCATATCCAAGACTTTTGGCCAAAGGAACTGCTTTGCAAGCAGGAAGTTGGGCATTGGCATTAGATTACATTGGTCTAACTGCTGCATTTGAATATGGCGCGACTCCAAGTTATATCAGTACGCTTGGACTTAACAAAAATACTTGGAATCATCTTGCTGTTGTGCGTTCTGGAACTACAGTTACTGTTTATTTAAATGGTATTGCTGGCGGCACAGGGACAGTAACAAATAATTTTACAAATACAAATACATTTTTTATTGGGCGAGCAAACGTAAACGCAGATTATTTAGAAGGAAATATATCTAATGTTCGTGTTTTAAAAGGAACAGCTTTATATACAAGCAACTTTACACCACCAACTGCACCTCTTTTGCCAATTACCAATACAAGTTTGTTGCTATCAGGTACTAATGCTGCAATTTTTGATAGTGCGGCAGATGGAAATCTGGCAACAGTTTCAAGTGTTCAAATAAGTACAAGCGTAAAGCAGTTTGGAACTGGGTCAATTTCCTTTTTTAGTTCGGGTGGTCGCCTTGCAAGACCATACGATCCAATGTTTGATGTGGTCACTCAAACATTTACATTTGAGACTTGGGTTTATCCAACAGTTGCAAATACAGGTGGAACAAGAATTTTTGCGACAGGTGGCGGTAATCCTGCATGGAGCAACACAACAGGAATTCACATTCTTATTCAAACGACAAGTGGCACATCAAGTGGCGGTGTTTTGAATTTGCAAATTTCAAATAACACTGCAACACCAATTAGCGTTTCAACAACTGATATTGTTCCAATCAATCAATGGACTTTTATCAGTGTTTCGGTAATAGGCAATACGGCATATCTCGCTGTAAATGGGAATGTAATTTCTGGCTCTGTGTCAGGAAGGGCAAGACCTTCAGCAAACCCAGTAACTAATCTTGGCGTTATACCCGGAGAAGCAATTGGAACCTTTGCATATCGTGGTTACATGGATGAGGTTCGTTTTACAACTGGAATTGCAAGATATGTTTTCAATTACACACCTCCATTGGCTCCATTTCCAGATCAATAAAGGATGAAATATGTTAATTTTTAAAGATGGCAAAGTTGCTGATTACAAAGAGTTTTTTGCTGGAACATCTTTTCCTTTAAGCGGCCCATCAGATGATTTCCTTGCTGAAAACGATGCTGTAAAAGTCAATGTTTTTATTGAGCATGACCCTGAGACAGAAAAGCTAGTTTCTTGTGATCCGTATGTTCTGGACGGATGGGCTTACACAGTTGTTGTTGAGCAAAAAACAACAAAAGAAATTGAGTCAGAACAAGCGATTCGTGATGCTGCTCATAAAGCAATGATGGAAGCTCAACGTGCTGAAGCCTACCGCAATGAATCCGATCCGCTGTTCTTTAAGTCGCAGCGCGGAGAGGCCACTGAGCAAGAGTGGCTTGATAAGGTTGCGGAAATTAAAGCCCGGTATCCAATGTAATGATTGGGGTTTTAGTCACATAACAATAAAATACATCCATCAGCTTTAACTCAGTTTTTACGATCATGGCAACAATTGACGCAACAGATGCACGATTGACAACGCACGAACAAGTTTGTGCTCATAGGTATGAAGCAATTCAAAAAAGTTTTGAGTCAGGCTCTAAGCGCATGACCAAGATTGAATATCTTCTTTACGCAGTCATTGCTGCTGTGTTACTTGGCCCCGGTGTTGCGGCTGAGTTCGTTAAGAAAATGTTTGGGTTATGAAAGATTGGGCCGTTAGCTTTATCGCAGCGGCCCTTGTTGTTGGTCTTGTCGTTTGGTGCGTCAAGGTCTTTATAGGAGTGATATATGGCTGACTTGCAACCTGCCTTTGAAAGAATGCTTCAAGATGAAGGCGGCATGGTCTTGCATACGATTGAAGGTGATCGTGGTGGCATGACTTATGCGGGGATAGCTCGTAATATGCACCCAAAATGGCCCGGATGGGTTGAGATTGACCGTGGTGGAAAGCCTTCAGCGCAAACTGTGCGTGACTTCTATAAGTTGCACTTTTGGGATGACATTAAAGGCGATCAAATTATCAATCAGGCTATTGCTTCCGACATTTTCAACTTCTACGTCAACACAGGTCGTCCTGCAAAAGTGTTGGCGCAATTAGTTGTTGGAGCAACTCCAGATGGAGCTTTTGGCTCTCGCACTGTGCAAGCCTTAAATGAAGCTGACCCTGAAAAGTTTGTGCTGTCGTATGCTATTGCCAAAATTACACGCTATCGAGACATCGTTCAACGTGATCGAACGCAGTTGAAGTTCATCATGGGCTGGATTAACCGTACATTGAATGGACTCAAGCCATGAACTTTTTTGGCATTGGCAGCATTATTGATGCGGTTGGCAAAGTTGCTGGCGATCTTGTCACAACTGAAAAAGAACGCCTTGAAATGGCTTTGCGAGAAAAGGAACTTGACCAGCGCCTAGACCTTGCACAAATTGAGGTCAACAAGTCAGAGGCGCAGCACTCAAGCCTTTTCGTTGCAGGATGGCGTCCAGCAATAGGTTGGATCGGCGCGGCTGCTATGGCTTATCAATTTTTGTTGTATCCAATGCTTGTTTGGGCATGGACATGGATGCAAGGAATTGGTTGGATTCCAAATGAACTCAAGCCACCACCAGTATTAGATTCTGACCAACTTTGGGTAATCTTGTCTGGAATACTTGGCATTGCTGGCATGAGGTCATTTGAAAAAACCAAAGGCGTTGCTCGTTAAGACGCAGATTGCTTTGTTTCTAACTGAATGAGCAACTCAAGGTAGTGAATTGCTTTACGCAAATCAGCTTCACCGCCTTTGTCTTTCCACCGTGTTACATATTTCACTACGTTGCCTTCACAAAAACCTAAGTTGTTTGCGTGGATATAAACAATAGGCTGGATGCCTTTGTCTTTGTAGTGATTTCCAGATTCTTGTTTATCAAGGGCAGAAGTGGTAAGGTCAAAAATCATCACGACTCCTTAACAAAGATACCTTCTGGCGACAGATAGCCCTTGCGATCTTTAATCTGTTCGTAGGCGTGTTCAAAACACTTCACAAGGTCAAGATCAGCAGTGGCGCAACCCATCACAAGGGTAACAAGAATATCGCCGTATGCGTCAATCATGGCCTCTCGGTCATTGTTTTCAATTGCATCAAACAACTCATGGACTTCTTCCTGAGTTTTTCTAGCTTGTGCTTTGGGGTTGCTATTCTGGACAATCTGACGAGCCTCGCCCCATTGAATAACTTTCATCTCTACTTGTGCGTAACTCATTGGTTGATCCCTCCATTAGCTTTCCAGAAATGCCATGCAAACAAAGTGTTTCTGACAATTTTTGCGTGTGCTTGGTTGTTGTACTTGCAATCCGCTGAATCCATAAACGCTTTAATTTCAGGCACAATTTTTTTGCATTCTTCATGCACTCTTGCCTGAGTCAATGATGCAAAAATTTGACCATCATCTGTTTGATATGCTTCAATTGTTTTCATACTGTCCACTCTCTTTCGTTACGATTGCTGTTTGATTTAACTGTCTTGCCTGTTAAGAACACCATGCCCATAGATTTCATTTCATTCATTCGCCGAGCAACTTGATTGCCATCAAGACCAGTTAGCCTTGCAATGCCATCCTTGCCAAGTGGCCCATGCTCTTTCAAGCATTCGCAAATAACATTCCAATGCTTTGCAGTCATGTCCTTAACCGAATCTGCCGCCTCAAACGATGTGATTGGGTCATCTGCCCGAACCCTTGGGAAAAGGTCTAAAGGATGGCCGCCAAAAAAATCTTTGAATTTCATGTTTTGTCCTAAGTTATGAAGGTTAGCAAACTTATTAGATGCCAATAACATTGCTAACTTAATTAAGGTGGGCCTTACTCGCTGCACTGGTGTCTCTCTGTGGTTTCAGGCAGCTTCCCCCAATAACCAGCATCTGCTTTCAGGCCCGTTAATCAAAATGGAATGTCATCATCTATGTCATCAAAACCGCTTGGTGGCTTTTGCTTTGATGTTTGCTGACTCTGTGGTGCTTCTTGACGCTGTGGTGCATGACCGCTTTCACGCTTTCCACCTTGCAAAGCAACATCGTTGACGCGAACGTCTGTGCTAATCTTTTCAACACCGTTTTTGTCAGTGTATTTACGCTGGCTTACGCTGCCTGTAATGGTTACAGATTGACCTTTAGTAAGGTACTGTGCCAGAGACTCTGCACGTTTACCAAACAACTGGCAGTTCCACCAAATAGCGTCTTTGTCTTTGCCTTGGCTGTCAGCAACAGAAAAGTTTGCTACAGGATCGCCATTAGGCAAAAACCGAACTTCAGCATCTTTTCCAAGCTGACCAGCGACTGTCAAATTATTCATAGATTTCCTTCATGCTCTTGCGAGATTTGCTTGATGATTTGTTGATAAAACACGTTTGCCTCCTCTACCTTCTTTTTTATTTTGTCTTCAAGCGCCTTGTCACGCTTGTAAAAAACTCTTGTAACCCTGAGTTCGGGTGCAATGTGGTCAACATTGTGGATGGCTGGATTCTCGTAACCAATCAAATGCTCTGGTGTAGACACCAAACAATAGTCAATCTCAAATTCATCCATGTCCCACAACATCATGTATGCCCTGCCCTGCCATTCATAGGTTTTATCTTCACCTTGATAAGACAAAACAGGAAAAGTAGACAACGACCACGATGATTTGATGTCGTGAATTTTGTTGTCGCCAACAATGTCGCATTCACCAGTGATCCAATCATTAGTCTTGCGCTCAGTGTTCTTAACAAAGTTTTTGAACAACACAGAGTTAAGAAGTTCAATAGATTGATCTTCAACCTCAAGACCTTTAGCCATGTATTTTGAGGTGATGATTTCGTCATAGCCGTAGATGAACTCTTTGGCCTGTTTAATGATGGCTGTCTTTGCTCCAACAGACAAAGTTTCAACTGAACCTTTGCCATCAGTCATAATTTCTGCAAGGGATGATGCGCGGAATTTAAGCATTTGCCAAAGCCTGAGTAAGTGCTGACTCTTGTTCTGCTGTCAAAGTAAAAGTGTCGCGCAATTTTTCTACTGTGTAAGTTTTTGCAAGTATTGTTTGCACAGCAGCATCAAATCGTTTGTTTGACAAAATTGGTTTAGCTGATTTTTCTGGCTCAGATGCTCGTTTTCCATCATCATCTTCTGGTGCAAGACCGCAAGATGCCATTAAAGAATAGCGTCTAGCGTAAGTCAACGCAGAGCCAAAACCTTGTGCGTCTTTTTTGCTGAATGGCACAAACAATTTGCCGCCTGAAATCTGTTCTCCAGAAGCATGGAGAAAGATAGTCTCAACAATCACGCCATCAGGTGATTCGTGCGTTTGCTGGACAACAGCAATGTCGTTTTTGTGAAACGCATCAATCACAGCGTCAAAGCAAGAGCCAAGATCGGCATATTTGTTTTGATGTGATTTGGCGTTTTTGATTGCAGGGCCAAAGGCTTGTTGCGCTTTGACAAAAGAAGATGAAATTTGTTTCATGTGATTAAGTTGCTTGTTGAGCCTCAATCTTATGACGCATCAACAAAAAAAACACTAGGGGAAACCCTGATGGACAAGCAAGCCAACAATGATAACCTTGCCAGTATGACTACACCAGACCATTACGAAACCGTTGCTGCACAGGAGCTTTGCGTTACTGCAATCCAATCTGTAAAGCAATACACTTTTGACCCCGGCGACTTTGAGGCAGCTACTGTTGCACTCTTAGCCCGAGCCATTGAACTCACCACAAAGAAGGAAATTACCCTGTGTTACCAGCAAAACTCTACTACCTTGAACAACTAAAAGATGGCCCTGTAAGCCACAGACTTATCATGAACCGCATGTCAACACGATTCCATGAATCACCAGCAGCCATCAAAGACGCTTTGGTTAATGAAAGCTACATCGTCTGCGTCAAGAAAGTTTTGCAAGGCAACGGCAAGTACGCCTACCATCACCAGTTAACAGGCAAATCATTTGTTGCACAAAAGCAACAGCCAAAGGT